GAAACAAGTGCATATACATAGAATAAGTCACGGGTATGCAACACTTAAAGCGTTCGTTGAAACAGCAATAGATACACAAATGAAAATAGATAATCAAAAATAAACATGTGGATTGAAGAAGGTGGAGAACTTATAGATTTAGATAATGTTTTATCTATAGATAGTAAAGCTATAATACATGGGTTTCTGTTTGGGTATCCTGGAAAGGATGATTATTACACGTCTAGCGAAACTTATTACTTGTTATTTGGCATGAGATCTGGAGAAGAAATCTGGGTGAGTATGGACACCGAGGATGATAGAGATAAGGCTTATGAGAAATATAAAAAAATGTTAATATGAGCGAATCAGTAGTGTTAAAAAATGTCATGGCTTGGTTGTATGACAACAACCACTGGTTTGAAAGGATGCCTGCTGGTAGTGCTTTTGTACCTGGTGGCTTGATAACTAAAGAAAAACCGCTTGGCACTAAACCAAGAAGGATAACGTTGGGGAAAAAAGGTGCGCCAGATGTTATATCTGGAATAAATGGGTTAAACGTCGGTATAGAAACAAAAAGAGATTATAAGGAATACAAAAGGTGGATTGGTATTATTAACAGGTATAAAAAAGCAGTTGGTAACAACATAGATTTAAAAATAAAATGGAAAGACGAGATGTTGCTGTATCCAAACATTAAAAAGAGCTGGGAACATGAAGTTGACCAATATAAGTATGCATTAAAAATGGTGCAAAGGGGGTCTAAATATATACTTACTTACTCGGTTGAACACTTAGAAGAACGAATTAAAAAACTAAAATAAAAACTATGAAAGAATGTGCAACATGTAAAAAAGAATTTGATGAAGGTGGGTTCTATAGAACTTACAAGGGTGAATTATCAAGTAGGTGTAAGAAATGTTGTGATAAAGCGTCAAAGAAAATAGTAGATGATGTGCTGTCTAAGGCTTACCAGAAAAGCTACCATTATGGTGGTAGGGAAGTTGCTAAGGGATATCAGTCAAGGTCGGCAAGAGAGAAAGAAGTAAAAAAGAAGGTTAAGATGTATGCAGATTATATAGCGGATGATGTTAAGAGGGGTAATACCACACCGCAGGATGCTAAATCTTACTTAGCAGACTTTAGATCACCAATGAATCAGAGTGGGGTATCAAGTGCTTATGTGCATAATGCTATTACAGGGAATAGAAAAAGTTATTAATTGCCTTTAGTGGGTAATGCGTTTATAATATATGTAATGAATAACCAATAGGACTCATGGGTAAAATAAAAGATCGGAAAAGACGAGAGAAAACACAAGAACAAGTTTTAGATAGATTGAAAGATAAGAAGAAACGTAATGTTGCTAAGACTTTTGATGATGAAATGGATAGATTCGTAGTGTTAGAAATGTTACCTCTTTTAGAAGGTGCTTTTGGTGCTGTAAGAAAACAAATAGCTGACAGGGCTGAAGGTGGACTTGTACACGTTGAGAACTTGCCTAGTAGTATATCTATAGCTTACGGGGTTATGGGTGTATTAGAGGAATATTTAGAGAAACACTCAAGAAAAATTAAAAAATATTAGCATGTGGAATATAAAAAATCTCTTTAAATCTGGCGGTGATAAGTGTGGTCAGTGCGAAGAGCTTAAAAATATTATTAGACGACTAAAACGCACTGGGTTAAATAGTTTTCATAACACACCTATAATGGTTGGTGATATACTAAGGCATATCGAAACTAAAGAAGTGTTCTATGTGTCGGTACGTTCTGTTGTTTATTTCTATGCCATCCCTTTAGAGGGGTACGGGAATAGCGCTAATGTTAATAGAAGGAAATTAACTTATACATCTAAAGAGTATGAGATCATAGGGAAAGTAAATACAATAATTTAAATAAATATGGCTGGAAGACCTAAAATACAATTGAAAGATTTGCCTGAAGGATGGCAAGAAAAGATGATAGCATTAGCTTCTGAAGGTGCTAGTGATGTTGAGCTTAGAGGTATTGTTCTAGGTGGTATATGTCATGAGACATGGGAGCGATTAATCGAGGAGGAAAGCCAATTTTCTGAAACCATAAAAAGATGTAAGCTGTTATGTCAGATTTGGTGGGAGAAAAATGGACGTTCAAATTTACACAACAAAGAGTTCGGTGCATCACTTTGGTATATGAATATGAAGAATAGATTCGGATGGGCTGATAATAAAAAAGTTAAACAAGAGAGCACAATTAAACTAGATATTAAAGATGTTAAATCTTTACCAGCAGAAGAATTGATTAAGAAATTAAATGACAGCAACTAAACAAGATATAGTAAAAGAATTGATTACAAGGGAACTTGAAGAAAGACACAGAGATGAACAAGAGGATCTACTCAAGTTTATCTCTTTTATGTTTAAGCATGAAAAGAAGTCAGAGTTTAAACTTAATTGGCATTATGAGCTTATAGTTAAGAAACTATATGAGGTTTTAGAAGGTAAGTGTCGAAGACTTATTATCAATGTACCACCTCGTAGTGGGAAGACTGAATTGATTACTAAATGTTTTCCTATTTGGGCTATGGGTAAACGTCCAGACTTACAAGTGATTGCTACTGGGTATTCAACGTCATTAACACAAACATTCTCGAATGAGGCAAGACAGTATTATCAGTCTGATGCTTACAGGATGGTGTTCCCTAGAAGTCCTAGGCTGAAGATAGATCAAAACACTAAGGAATGGTGGATGAATGAAGCTGGTGGTTCGTATTATGCTACTGGTACTGGTGGTTCTATTACTGGTCGTGGTGCTAATATATTTTTAATAGATGATCCGCTTAAACCTGATGAAGCTGATTCAGATGTTAAACGTACTGGTATTAATAACTGGTTTAGTAATACAGTTACTTCACGTTTAAACAATCCATCAGAGGATGCAATAATTATAATCATGCAAAGAACACATGAGAATGATTTGTGTGGATATCAGATTGAAAAGATGACTGAAGGGACTGGTGTTAAATGGGATATTATATCTTTACCAGCTATTTGTGAGAAAGAAGATGAGTACAGAAAAGAAGGTGAATCTTTACAAGAAGATAGGTTGCCTATTGCTATCTTAGAAGAAATGCAACGATCTAATCCTGTGCACTTTAGTTGTCAGTATCAACAAAACCCTATAGCGAAAGAATCTCAAGAGTTTCACGAAGAATGGTTTAGATATTATGATAGAGCGCCTTTAGGTGGAAGGGTATTTACAGCCGTTGATCCAGCGTTTAGTAAAAAGAAAACAGCCGATTATACTTCAATCGTTACTGGTAGCTTTGTTGGTGATGAACTTTACTTATTAGAAATTACTCATGGTAGATTTACGCCAGATGTACTTGAAGATAAGATACTTTATCATGCTAAGAAATGGAGACCTGAAAAGGTTGGTGTTGAAGCAATTGCAGCACAATCAATGATAGGGTTCTCTTTACGTAATAGATTTAGGAAAGAAGCGGTGTTTACTGATGTTGAAGATTTAAGACAGCCTGATAAGAAAGAAACCAAGATTAGACGACTTATTCCTCTTTATCGGAATGGACAGATATATCATACAACTGATATGAGAGAGTTAGAGAGTCAGCTGATGAAGTTTCCAAGAGGTACACATGACGACGTTGCAGATAGTGTACAGATGCTATTTAGTTTATATGAACTACAACCTAATGCGTCACTTTCTAACACGCCTGTGATCAAATATGACGCTCAGGGTTTGCCGTTTCTAGGTTAATACTTTTTTTAGTTGACAATACTGTGTATAATGGAGGTGATTTACTGCATAATTATCAATGATGCAAACTGAACAAGAACTAAAAGCCGTACAGTCGGTTAAGGACTTTATTTATACTACTGATGATTTATTAAAGGAGCATAAGAATAATCTTATAGATATATACAAGGAATATTCTACGTTTAAGGCTGATAAAAGATTTGATTGGAGTAATACTTTTAAAGTTAACAAAGCTAAAGAGGTTGTTGAAAAGATATTACCTCGATTAATTGGACGTAATCCTAAATGGATTGTTAGTGGAAAAAATATTGAATCAGATGCTAAGCACATTGAAATGATTCAAGATTATTTAACGTATAACTTTGATGAAAATGCGTTAATGGATAGGGTTAAGTTATGGGCAAAGACAGGTGTTGTGTTTGGATATGGGTTTTCTAAAGTGAAATACAAATCTGAAACAGCAATGATTGTTAAAGAAGGTGAGGATGGTGAATATACTGAACAAGAAGTTGTTGGTGAATACCCAACGATTGACGCTGTTAGTTTTACAGATATATATTTTGATCCAAGATATATACACAGTTCTGATATGCCAGCAATTGCTGAGAAAATTTATCAAGTGAGGTTAAGTGATTTATACGCTAATCCTAAATACAAAAACGTAGAAATGCTTGAACAATTATGTGATGCGTCTATGGAAGATGATGCTGATACATTTAGAAGACAAGCTTTTGATATAGCAGGGATACATGTTTCTGGTGCTGAAACATTCGATAAGAATGAAGTAACTATTACTAAATACTATGGTTACTTTAACCCATCTGAAAACGACGATCCCAAGAAGGAGAAGGTATATGAAATACAAGTAGCTAATGATGCTGTTGTTATTTACATGGAAGAAATACTTGAGCATCCATATGTTGACTTTAAATGTTTCGAAGATCCAAGCAATTTCTTTGCTACTGGGTTTGTTGAACCAATATTAGAAATACAAAAGGAATATAACTTTAAAAAACAATCAGCTGCTGAATATATCAATGGTGCACTTAATAGATCTTGGTTATGGTCACCTACTAGTGGGATTAATCCAGCTAGTTTGGTTAATAGACCTAACAATATCATTGCAACGTCTACAACAGTGCAACAAGCACAAGCTAACTTACAAGAGTTACCACATAGAAGTATTGATCCAGCTTATTTCCAAGAGCAAAACGATTTTGAAAGACAAATACAAAGTCAAACGTTTACTATTGATACAAGCAATTCAAGGGGGCAACAAGCATTAACAGATACGGCAACAGGTGCACGAATTAAATTCTTTGAGAATAACGCTGTGATTGATGAAGTTCGAAAGAACCTTGAAAGATCTTTAGAGAAATTAGCTTACAAACTATTACAAGCTACATTTGAGAATGTTAAAGATAATCTAATCTTTAAGAAACAAGGTAGTGAAGAATACTGGGAAGTAAACAAAGAAGCTTTGAAAAATGCTATTCAAAAATATAATATTAAAATAGAAACAAACAGTTCTTCATTTGATTACATGGAAGACAGACGATCAGATGCAATTGCATTCGCTAACGTATTAAGACAAGGATTAGAAAGCGGAGCAGTTGACGAAAAAGGAATGAGAAACGCAATGGTAGATATCATAGGAACATTCGAAAAGAAAAATCCTGAGAAATATTTAAAATCAGTTACGATAGATGAATTCTTACCACAACAACCACAACAACCAGGGATGGAAGGGATGCCACAAGGACAACCGCAACCAGGTGGAAGTATGGGAAAACTGCCAATGCCAGAACAAGAACCTAAAGGGGCTGAACTGGTTCAACAAGTAGCACAAGGTAAACTTTTAAAATAAAAATATGGGAATGATAGATTACTTAAAAGAAAGAGGTGAAGTAAGAAAGTATATGAAAGCTGAAGAATCAGCAATGGACGTGTTTAAGAGACAACAAAACAGTTTACTAGCTCTTAAAGGACAAGCTGGATTCAAAGCTATAATGGAATACTGGGAATCAGTAAGAGATATAAACGAAGCGATGTTTGAAAAAGCAAGCATAGCTGATAAAGATAAATACTTTGCATTGTATAGGCAATCAAAAGGGTTTATAGAGTTCATTAAAAATATGACGGAGAAGTAATTCCTTAGCACTCCTTTAAAGGGGTGTTATAGGGCTTATTTATTTAAGCTCCAATATCATATAACAAAAATCATATGTCAGAGGATTCAATGAATAACGCAATAAGCGACTCTAACGAACAACCACAAGACGCGCAAACAGTTGAAGTAAACGGGGAAATGGTAAGTATCGAGGAAATAAAAAACAGCTACATGCGACAATCTGATTACACGCGAAAAACTCAAGAGCTTGCGCAGGAACGAAAAGAACTTGAAGCGCTAAGAGCGCAACAATTGCAAGCTGAAGGGGGAAGCGGTGATGCAGGTGATGATGAGCTTCAAAGAGCTGTTAAAGTTTTGAAGGATAACGGTTTCGTAACGAAACAAGAACTTGAAAACGAAAACAGAATGAAGAACTTGTTCAAGACAGTACCAGAACTAAAATCACAAAGGAAAGCTATCGAAGAACTTGCAAGAGTTCATGGGAAAGCACCAGAAGATGTAGTTCATGAGTATGGGTTTATGGACAGGGCTAAGCTCGAAGAAGCAAAATCAAGAATGGATGTTGTTGGTAGTCCTTCGCCTATGGCTAAGTCAGAAAGCGTAAGCATTTTGGGTGCAAATTCAAAACAATTCGCTCAATGGAAAGCCGTAAACGTTAAAGATGGTGACGGGATGTGGAGTTAGGATAATTAAGGCCTGATACATATAAATTTAATTTTAAAAATCATGGCTAATAATTTTACAGCTTCTTTCGAAGAAGTTTGGGGGAGAGAACAACAAGAAGTTTTCTACAAGAAAAATCTTGCAATGGAGATGGCAGACTCTTCACACAATTCTGCAATGTCAAAAGGTGATACTTTAAACAGAACTTACAGATCTAGCGTTTCTGTACAAGCTTACACTAGAGGTTCTGAAATCACTATCGACGACAATAGCGATACTAACGAACAACTAACTGTTAACAGAGAGTTCGCTACTGGAATGTACATTGACAACTTTGATCAAATCCAAGGTAAATACAATATCGCTGCTAACTACGGTAAAGACTACGGTGAAGCTCTAGCTAACCAAGTTGATGCTGACGTACTAGGTGAAGTTGTAAATGCTGATTCAGCTTTATCGGCTGTTACATTATCTACTTCTAACGTTCTTGCAATGTTCTCAGGAGCTAAAAAAGAACTTAGAAGAAACAATATTTCTAGTAACAACCTATCAGCTATCATCTCACCAGATGTTGAATCAATCCTAATCCAATATGGAGCTGGACGAGACACATCAATGGGTGACAGAATTAACAAAGAAGGTTACTTCGGAAAATTCCAAGGATTTGAATGTTACGTGTCTAACCAATTAGCTGGTTCAGCTGTACTTGGTTTAGCTACACAACCAACAGATGGTGATACTATCACTGTTGACGGTATTACATTCACTTTTGTTTCAACTATTGGAACAACTGCTGGTAACGTACTAATCGGTGCTAACGTTGACGCTACAAGAGCTAGTCTTGCTGCATTAATCGCTGCCCCATCAACTACAACTGCTACCGGTGTTGCACTATCAGAAACTAATGCAAGAAAAGTTGCAAACACTTGGACAGGTACTGATGACGCAACTGCTGATACATTATCATTCGTATGTAACGGTGTTGGTGTACTAGAAGTTTCTACAGACCTAACTGACGAAACTGATGCGTTCTCTAGTATCCTACAACACAACGTGTTCGGGGTATCTAAAAAGATGACAACTCTAGTAATGCAATCATCTCCAAAAGTACAAGCAAAAGAAGTGCCAAACAAACTTGGTAAAAACATGCTAAATTCTGTTTTATACGGAGTTAAAACATTCGGAGACAATGCTAAACAAATGGTAGATGCACCAATCAATGCTGCTTCACTATAATTAGTTCACTTTGCACCTCTCTAAGGGGTGCAAATATGAGTTAATTAACCAAAACATATGGAAAAACTAGAAAAAATACTGATTAAAACTATACCACACGGTACTAAGTGTTTAATCCCCGCTAAAAACTACAATCCAGAGCTACATGAGTTAGTAGTCGAAAAAGTTAAAAAAACGCCTGTAATCGAGCCTAAAGAGGATGAAAAAATTGAGGTTGAAGAAATAATTGTAGATTTACCAAAAGAGGAGAAAAAAGAAGAAAACAAGTGTGAAATATGTGGTCAAGTTTGTAAAAGTGCAGCTGGTTTAAAAATGCACATGAAAAAACATGACAAATAATATATAATAGAATTGTAATTTAAAAAATAATAATATGGCTACAAAATCAATGACAGGTAGTGACATAAAGCTATACATGTATGATGAGTTTGCAGGAGCTGAAATAGCATCATACCCTGTAGATGGTGGAATTCATTATATTAAAGCTGATAGTCTAGGAAAACTTGACGGATTAACTGTTAGAACATCAGAAACTCCTATTACAACAACTGGTTTAAGTGATGATATTTACACAGTTGCTGATGGAACTATATTTAGAGTTGGTGAAAGAGTGCCAGTTTTAAATGGTTCAAGTGTACGAATTGGTACAGTTGAAATTAAAGCTACACAACCAACAGGAGTAAAGGTTGAAAAGGTAAGTGAAGCAGACTTTACTTTAACAAGTGGTGACATTCTTGTTTTAGAAGAAGACGCTTACATGCCAGAGCTAGGTTTAGATATTATCCCTACAAGTAGTGCTAAATATGCACTGGTTAATGGTGATTCAAGTACTAAATTAGTACAACACATAAATGACTCAGACCTAAAAAAAAAATCTTAACTAAGAAACGACTTTGTTTCCCAACAACTGATTTAGAAGCCGTATACCTCGCTAAGAAAGCGCCAGTTGAGGATACGGTTTTTAATGAATATACAAAAGACAGTAACGGTATCATGACTAAGTACGGTACGTTTGATAAAAGCACTATCGCTGAGGGTGTGACTGGTTCTGATTACACATATACTTCAACTAAAATCCCATTCCATTTAGTGTTTAGGGTTGAGGACACAACTGCCGAAACTATCATGTGGTCTAGATGGAATTTGCTAGAGAGCACTGCTAGAAGTTTTATCATTGAGCAATTTAATAAAAAGATAAGATTTGCGACAAGTGTAGATGGTGCACAAGCAAGGACTACTGAAATTCCTATTGACCTTGTCGCTGGTGAGATATGCACTTTAATTGGTGAATACAACGCTGGTACTTTTACAGGTACTATTAATGGTATTCCTTTTGAAGAAACTACTTTAGACACGAGCGTCTTCTTGTCGCCAACTGCTGCAAACGTTGTCGGTGGTGTACAAGGTTCAGCTTTATATAAATTTGGTTCAGACATATTCTACGTGAAAGTTGGTGAGAACGAATACATATTTGACGATGATTATGGAACAACTACAGTAAAAGATTCAGGAGCTTCTGACGACTTAACGCTTTCAGGTGCTACTTTAACAAGTTTCTGGCAAACTGATTATTCAGGACTGAGAGAAGTAAAAGATGGATATGGTGTGTATGACGCTTCTGCCTTGGCTGTTAATGGAAGCGATAGTGTTGCGACAAATAGAGATGTTGTGCCTTTTGAATTAATCTTTAAACCAGATGCTTTAACTGGGATTGTTATTGTTGCTGGTAAAGGGCATTTAGCAAACACGTTTAGAGAAGCTTCGTTTGGATACAATGGTACAAAGTTTTATGCTAACTTCAGTGAATCTGATTTCTCATTTGGTTACGTACAAAGTGCCACTAGCTTAAAAGCTAATGACTGGAATGTTATTACTGGTGTTTTTGATAATGGAACTGTTAATGTGATTATTAATGGAGTTGAAGAATCGCTAGCGATGATTGGTACTGCTTCAACTATATATCAAAATCCTAATGCTGACCTTGCCATGGGTGGTGCTGACGATGGTAGTAACAAGTTTGAAGGAGCAATTGCACATTTCAAATATGGGGACGTTTCGTATAATTACACTGACGGGTCTGGAACAACTATTGCAAGTTCTGGAGTACTTGGTATGGATGCAACAATATCTAACTACTACGACGGGTTCTGGCAAGATTCAGACGCAAAATTAGTTGAGTCTAATTGTGCTAAGTTTGATGGTATTGCATACGGTATTGAAAATGATAGATTTACAGCAGGAGAACCTTTTACTATAGAAGGTTATCATAAGGCTGATAATGTGACAGAATACGGGATAATATTCGGTGCGGCGAATGACGATTCACAAGCAATTGCAGGGTCAACATTTACATTAGTAATTCACACAAGTGCATTCTTAGGTTTTAACACTTGGAACGGGGATTGTTACGGGATTCCTTGGACAAAGAACACTGATGAACATTATTTGAAAGCGTATTTTGATCCGAACGATATTACTAACTGTAGATTGTGGGTTGATGGCGTAGAACAGAGTTTATCTCAATTAACTGGCACTCCGGTATTAACTGGTAATTATAAGCACATGGTTGTTGGTGGAAAGAACTTATCTACTTTATGGAAGTTCGAAGGATTACAATACGGTCTAAAAGTTGATGAATCAGAAGATTATCCGTTAGCAGAAGGATCTGGTGCTTATATGTACGGTTCAGAAGGTGGTAAGTTGACCATAACTAATGCAACATTATCTGATTTCTGGTCTGAAAGACAAGATACTTTACATTATAACATTCTTAATGGGTTTGATTGTTACCAAAATGATAATAACGAGATTAAAATGCCTATTGGCACTGAGCCAGGTGTAGGCTTTGTTCAATGTGGGACTACTGAGTACTTAGATGATAATGAAAATGGTGGTTTGACTGAAAACTCACAACTTGAATGGTCTGGTAGTGAGATTAATAACTTTAACATTGTCACAGTTGGCGGTGGTACAGTGACAGAAGTGTCTAACGGTACTAGAATATATTGTCCGACTGGGGATACTGCTTATTTTTCTACCGAAAATTCAATTATTGAAGCTGGGAAAACTTATAACTATTACCTAAAAGTAGAAGAAGTTGCATCTGGAAGTATAGACCTTAGGACAGTGAGCGGTATTGTTGCAGCTTTTACTAGCCCAGGTGTTTACACAGGTCAATTAAGCTCTGTGAGTAATTCAGTTGTAACCTTAAGAGATAGTACAAACCCGAGTGACGCCGTTGTTTCTGAATTCTACATTTGGGAAGATGGAACTTTGCCAAACTTTAGCCCAACTAATCCAGCTGGTAAATGGCATAATGGAGCTGAAACAGGAATACAATTCCCTGAATCAATGCAAGCTATTCAAGATAGTGTACCTATCACTAGTTTAACGAGAAATGCACAGCTTAGATGGGTTGATGGTGAGCTTGAAGGTTTTGATTTGATTGAAACAGGTGCTTCAACTGTGACAGAAGTTGCAAATGGTACAAGACTTCTAGTTCCTAGTGGTGATATAACTTACATATCTGGATACCATGCAGTCATAGAAACAGGTAAAACTTACAATGTGTACGCTAGAATGAGTGAGTATGTATCTGGTTCCGCATATGTAAGTCTAGGGGGGGCTACACTTTTTCTAACATCTGGTACTGGTGTTGTTACAACTGGAACCATAACTGCAATATCAGATACAAACTATGCAAGGCTTGCTAGTAGTGGTGCTGTTGTTGATTTAGTTGTTGATAGATTCTATGTCTGGGAAGAAGGCACTATACCGCCATTATTCTATGATGAATTTGAATCAGACTTTAATGAAAAACATCAAGTATTCAGCAATATCGAGGAAAAGAAAAAACGAGGAATAGTATTTTATAATACACCTATTAGCGGGGATGAATTGGCTAAGGTAAATAAATGTATAGGTGCGAATATTTGGAACGATGAGAACACTTGGGACGATACAAAAACTTGGACAGATTAATTAATTAACATAAAAAATTATGGCAATACAAACATTAAATGATCTTGCTACATATGGTGAGCAAAGAACAAAAATCAACGCTAATGACGCCGAGTTAGATACTCGGCTAGAATCTATTGAAGAAAAGGTAGGTGCAAGTGCCTACATAAGGGGTGGATCTGTAACTTGTACATTAGCAGATACTTACTATCCAATAACAGGAGCATTCACAAACAAAGAGTTAAGCGCATTCACGCTAGGAACTAACCTATTGAACTACACAGGGTTGCAAACTTTAGTTGTTGAAATAGCAACGTATATTAGTACTCAAAGTTCAAAGAATGGTGCAATATTAACATTCGCAATCTTGAAGAATGGTGTAGAGATACCAGGTTCTGATGTGAGTAGGGAGTTTGCTACTGGTACAACTGGTTCAATGGCAACTGCAACAACTGAGGAGCTGTCTACTGGTGACACTATACAAATAGTAGTTAAGAGCACAATTGCTGCGAACAACGTAACGCTACTAGACATTAATAGTACGCTAAAAAGATTTTACTAATATTTAACTTAAATAATATGAGATACTTAAAAGTACCATTTGCAGAAGCTGATGTATTACGAGAAATACCAGAGGCAATGGTGATAGATGGATTAAACATTGATCCAGAGGCTGAATGCACTGACTACCTTATCTGGGAAGTTATAGAAGACTATTCATACGTGAATATGGCTATCTATGACCTAGAGAACAAAAACAGAATGTATCCATCTAGCGAAGAAGAAGTTGCTAAATGGGAAGCATTAGCAGAGGATAAAGGTTGGGAAATCGTAGATGAAAAACCACAAGTCGATGTTGAGCTATAGTGATTTAACACCACAGCAACAACAATCGGTATCGAATGGATGTGGAGGGGGCAAAACAGCCCTCTTCATTCCTAACTTTATATTCTACGCTGATTGTAGACAGCATGACTTCTACTATTGGCGTGGTGGTAATCTTAAACATAAGATTATAGCGGATTGGTGGTTCTATTATTACATGGTAAAAGATGTAGGGATGGAGGATTGTATCGTCAAAAGAGCGTTTTATTTTCTTATGGCAACGATTTATTATATAATGGTTACAGTATTTGGTTGTTTTTTCTTTCACTGGGGAGAGCAACGAACCTTAACAGATTTAAAATGAAAGAATTAGTTTCTAAATATTCAATTCGCATAAAGCTTTTTACGGCTTTTTCGTTCTTAGTAAGCGTTATATACATAACTATGCATGTGACTAGTTCTTTTGAGCGTATGGCTGCAGTTGTGGAAGGTAACAACATTGACATTGAGAAATTAAACACAATTGTTTTAGGAATTGATAAACGTGTAGATAATCTTGAGGTTTTATCTGCAACTTTTGCAGCACAGATAGAGTATTTAACAAAGAAATAAGATGTTCGACACAGTAGCGACAATATCAGAAACGATCATGTGGGTGTTATCATGCATAGTTATGTGGATAGTGGTTGCACCGATCATATAAATTAATCAAAATACATATGGGATGCGAGAAAATGGCAAAAAAAGCGGGTAAAAGACTTGCTAGCTTAGCGAAAAAAGCTAATGGCACTAAGAAAAAGAAAAGGACAGTGCCTTCTAAAACTAAAAAAACGTATATCGTTAAAAAATAAACATGACTTTAGATCAATTAATACAATTATGTGTAACTGAGGTTAAAACAGATCCAAATAAAAAGATATGGAACGATTCTACTTGGACAAACTACATTAACCAATCAATTAGACGTATAGAAAAGGATGGAAATTACGAGTGGCAAGATTGTGCTGGTGAAGGCACTGTTTCTTTAACAGGAAGCACTCAAGAGTATGATTTGCCATCAGATTTTATTAAACTTGAGTACATTACATTAGGCAATGCTGAAGTTTTAACTAAAACAGATAAGATCCAAGTACTTAAATATGGGAACACGTCAAACAGTAAACCTACTTCTTACTATATAAGGGGTCGAAAGGTTGGATTCTGGGCAACACCAGATAAATCATATACAGCAACTATTTTATATAGAAAATCTATACCATTATTGAGCAATGCAGCACCTGATCTAGGATTTGCTGATAATTTCGCTGATGCAATAGTAAAATATGCTGCTTACCTAGCTTGGAGTTCTCCAAGAGGTAACGAACAAACAGCACAATCAAAGTTCAATGATTATCAATTAGCATTAGAGTCGTTGAGAACATCTGATTTATTTAATGACATGGCAAGCATGACATTTGTTAACTCAAGAGGTGGAAGACCTTATAATGCACAAGTAATATACGATTAATATGCCAAAACAAGTAATTCCTGATTTTTCAGGAGGAATAAATACAGGAGAACAAGCAACTATTAAAGATAATGAGCTTGTAACAGCTAATAACTTTATCTATGACGCTAATGGTCGAATAAGAACTCGTAAAGGTCATAGTCTTTTTGGTAACTCAATAGGTGACAACCCTATCACGTCAACTTTCTTTCATAGAAGGGATGACACAGGAGAAAAGATACTTTTAGCGGTATCTGGAACATCTATGTATAAATATACTGAATCTACAGGTAACTGGACATCAATAAAAAGCGGTTTAACAGAGTTTGAACCATCTAACGGTGATAAACGTACTAGATGGGATTTTATCGTGTATAAGAACGTTATTTATTGTTGTAATGGTGTAGATGATTACATGAGCGTTACTATTCCAGACGGTACTGTGACAACATACCCAGACCAACCAAAGGTTAGGTATATTGAATACATGAATGACACTATCTTTGCAGCTGGTGAAGATGCTAATCCTATTACTCTTTATTACACAACTTCACAACCTACTGATGGAGCAGCTATAGATACAAACGCTTTAGTTGTTGGTGGTGACGAGATGGGAAAGATAAACGGTTTAAGAGAGATTGGACAAGTTGTCTTAGTAGGTAAAGAAAATAAAATATATTCAGTTAACGTAGCAGCTGAAAGTTCACAACCATTAGATTCAATGGATGGATGGTTTGCTAATAGAAGTATTCAAAACGTAGGTAATTCATTGGTATACGCTACTAGACAAGGTATAGATAGTTTGAAAGCTAGAAGTGGCGTAGATGGGTCAGGAGCACTAGCGTCTGATCTATTATCAGCTAATATTGATAATATAGTTGGTGACATACCATTTAAATCACTAAATGCTAGTTGTTCATACTACAATAAAGAAAGTAAAATATATTATTTCTCATTTGATTCAAATGGTGATGACATACCAGACACAACTATATGTTATTCAGCTGTAACTAAAGGATGGACAACGGCAAGTTTACCATCAGCTTATGATTACGGTGTTTATGTGGATGACGATAATGAATGGCATTACTTAGCTTGTAGTTCTACTACTGGTCAAATGTATGAAATAGAATCAGGATACAGTGATAACGGTGCATACATTGATTACATTTTAGAAACTAAAAACTACGACTTAGGTTCACCAGAGATGTGGAAAGACTGTGATTACATTGATATTGTTGGTGCTGCAAGTGGTGGTGCTGATATTAAAGTTGAAATCTTAGGAGACGGTGAGGTTGTACAAGATGAAAACATTACAGGATGTAACGTAAGCACTGAGGATTCAATATACCCATTAGGAACTGAAGCTGTTGGTACAAAACAGATAGGTGGTGGTGGTGCTGAAGAAATAAACTTATTCACATATACTAAAAGAATTCCTTTAATAGGAGCTGGCGGTTGGAGAAATATACAAGTAAGAATGTATTCAAATATACCTAACATTCAATGGACACTAGATAAGTTAACTATTGATTACTTAGGAAACACAGAAGATTTAATTCCATTATGTAACTATTAAACATGACAAACATAGAAAACATCCCGTTACAGGACAATTACGACACTACGACAACAGGTAGGTTAGCAAAAGATGCTGCAGAGCTCACAATACAAGTAAAAGAAGCTCCTAAGTATTTACCTACAAGTACACCATGTAGGGCAATAATTAATCCAGGGAAAACAAACGCAGAGCT